CTCTACAGTGCCCCGAACCTTTACTCACGACGGAATATCCAAAAAAGCACTGCCGGATCTAGAAAAAATTGCCAAGAAGATCCTGAATTTGAATCTGAGCGCGGACCTGTCCACGGTGAACGGTCCTCCTCCTGGGAAATTACCTCCTGGCATCAACAGTTACGTATTCGCCGATGCCGTTAGAAGAAATGCTCCCGTCGCGCAGACTGAAAGGTTGTTGAAGGCGATGGCAGTGGATTGCAAGATCTTCAAAGACATGTTCCATTCCAAGGAGAACTTCCAATGCGGCAAACCGGTGTTCGTGGACGTCGCGTCATCCGGTCAGGCAGCCAGATCACCTACCGCGGCAAGATCGCCGACCACCGGACTGATTCAATTGTCGCCACTGACTCCGAGATCTTCTAAATCTTCATCGTCCAGGAGGTCTTCCTCGCCTAGAAGATCTCCGTCACCCTCTAGAATGTCTGGAAAAGCAGCTCCGAGATACTCGTCGACCGGTAGAGAACGATTTGGATCCGCTCCGAGGAGATCTCCTTCTCAAGTGGCTCGGCGTAGAGGAAGTGCAATGGCGAGATTCGACCTTCCAAACGCCGACCCGAGACTTCGTAAAGAGATCAAAAAGGAATCGCCAAGGGGGATGACATCCGATAAAAGAAATTCTCCCGCAAAGGAATCGTCCGGCAAGGCGAGAAGCCCGTTCACCGATACGGAAAAGGTTAATTCCAAGAAACGTCAGGTTCTGAGAGACAGCAAGGGTCGCACATATGTTCGTCAGGGGGACAAGAAGGTATACGTGAAGAAACTATTCACACCACAGAAGTAAATATAACATTATATAAACTCGTGTTGTCGATACGAATATCTCGTGCCAACAAGGCGTTCCTATGTATATAAACTTAATAAACAAACATTTGTTTTATTATAATCATGTTCATTCACACTCTCCGCGGTTTTCCTCAGAAAATCATCCTTCGTGAAAACCGTATTATTTCACACACAGATGCGTCTATCAGATCGAACCGAGGAGGTATAGGATTTGTATCGAGGAATGCAAACGAAGAAGCTCGTATTTTCAGCGCACGAGTTCACGAAACAAAGGATATCAATCGTCTGGAGCTGAGTGCAATTTTCACGAGCATTGCTATGGCGGATCCCGATCTGGACACACTTATTTTCACGGACAGCCAGACTTCTATTTCCAACATCGTGACCAAGATGAAGCGAACAAAGTACGATAAGCTGTCTAAATTCGTGCTACAATTGTCCAAGGAGAGAAACGGACATGTATACGTTTCAAAAGTAAAGGCTCACTCCGGAGATCCAGGAAACGACGAAGCCGACCGCCTCGCGAAGCAGGGAACTATGAGCGACAAAATAATCGTTCTTCCAGACGAATTTTCATCCATAGACGAATGGTTCAAGCATCACGATATGAAATTCATGTAATATATCGTCACACCCGCGTATAAAACTGACTTTTTTTATCCCAAGACATAGTAACAATGGTCCTCAAAGCACTCGAACTATTCGCCGGCATTGGAGGTATTACTCACGGTCTTCGCGGTTATGTGGAACCGATTGCGTTCTGCGAATACGAGAAAGATGCTGCTGCTTTTTTGAGCCAGCGTGGTCTTCCAGTTCATGGCGACATTACGAAATTCGATGCTTCTGCTTACAATGGTAAAGTAGACATTGTGACCGCTGGTTGGCCTTGCACAGGTTTCAGCACCGCAGGTAAAGGAACTGGTTTTGATCACGCCGCATCTGGTTTGTGGACGGAGGTAAGTCGCGTGGTGAAGGAGAGTAGCCCCGAGTATGTGTTTCTCGAAAATTCACACGTGCTTGCACAGACTAAGAATCTCAAGGTGATCGTGGCAGACCTAAACAGCCTTGGATACGATACCAAGTGGTGGACGTGTCGTTCTAATGACGAGAACATTGGCGCTCATCACAACCGCTACAGGTGGTTTATGCTGGCACAAAAGAAAGGAGATATCACGAAGTTTGAAAAAATTCCCATGAAGAAATTCGAATGGACTGGTGATTTTAAGGACAAACAGATTCCTACTAACTCTGACGAAAACAAACAATTGATCAAATTTATGGGTAACAGCGTCGTTCCAGACCAGGTGAGGTTTGCATTCGAGTCCATCAACGACCTGACGCTTTTGGGCAAACCGATTGATGACAAGGACGACATCGTCAAGATTGGATACTCTACGGATGGCGACATGTTCAAGGTTCCCACGAAACAAACCATCATACCGAACCTGAATATCACACTGACTCCACGCGAGCCACCCGACGGTCACAAGGCTGAGAAAGACGCGATCATTACCAAACCTATTGCGATGACATTCTGGAACACTCCTGCCTTTTGCTATCATAAGTCGGCACGTGGCGCGAAAATTCTTACAAAACGCCAAAAGAATAACTTGCACACACAGATCAAATTTTGTCCCGGAGGTACTGACGACGGATATCTTTCCGGAAAGTTCTGTGCATGGCTGATGGGATATGATCAAGAGTATCTGAAAAATCTTATGAATTATTAATAACTTAATAAAAATAGTGTAAAAAACATAGCATCACAATGTCAGAACAACAAGTGAACCTTTTTCGCGAGTGCGTGAAGGAATACGTGGATATTACCAACCAAATCGCAGAAGCGTCTAAAAGTATAAAGGCGGTGCGTCAGAAGAAAGATGAACTCGGAGCGATCATTCAAGAGTTCATGTCTAAGAATAATTACGAAGTTGCGTCTTCTGGAGATGTTCAGCTCATTCTAAAACAAGTTCCAAAATTGCCGAGTCTCAAAGAAGATACCGTCATGATCACATTGCGTGAAATGTACGGGAGTGATGAAGCGGCAAAGGTGTGGAAAAAGATCACGGAGTCTCGCGAAAGCCAAGCGACGATAACCGACAAACTGTCCTGTCGCAAAAATCGCAAAAGCAACAAATAATTAATTGAATAAAAATCTGCACATTCCGTTGTCGAAAACCAAAAAGTCTATGGTGACGGCAAAAACTTTTATTTTTTTCGGGTTTATTTGAGGCACGATATCGAATGACAACTTCGACTTTGTGTAAGGCGCAAAATTTAGGAATCCGTTTGGTTGAAAAGATGTGGCATCCAGAGCAAAACTGTAAACAAGAATGTTGTCATCGGGATTACACCGACGGAAGTGCTGATATTTCTGAACTATAGAAAAATACTCGCCATTTCTAGGCGAAAACTGCTGATTGGAATTTATATAAAACGTGCCCTTTTCGAATATATTTGTATATTCGAACCCGGTTATATCATTCTCAGGATACGCGACGATTGCGAAGTATTTCACGGGCTTGTTTAATTCCCTCAGGTCGATATCTACCTTTGATTGATTCACGACTTGCCCGTTGGTTGTCGTGAGGTATGTATTTTTGTCTATGCTGAATACTCTGTCGAACGTTATACTCATGGGAGTCTGAGCAAATCTATACTTTTCCGCCTCGTCCAAAAACGTGTATTCGACGATCAGTCCCGCTGTCAAAGAAACGTTGTCCGGAAGCTGTGTGTTGGCCGGAAGGTTCACGAGGGAAACTAAAGTTTTGAACGTAAAGTCGACATACACGTTTATATTGGTGGCCAAGCTGTAAGTGGGGATGAACTGCTGCTTCGAAGTCGTGTTTTTGCAGCAAAAAAACTTGAGTGGGATCAAAATTTCATGCGTTTGGTCGGTAGTCAGCACCTCGCCTCTTTTTACCAGCTTACTTATCCCGGCGAATTGAGAGTCGGGGCAAAACAGCTTGTCGTCAATATCTAGCCAGAGCCCCTCGGTCGGCTGAATACGCGTGTCTCCTATCCGCAATACCGTGCCCGCGATGATATTATAGCCCATCGTGTCAACCCAGGTTCCTCCTGAGATATTTAAATTCGGAAGAACGACCCTCAGAATCATAGAACCAATGAGGTCTCCGCGCTTGGATACGGTGATTGTGTTTTTGGTGCCAAAACGCACGGTCGTCGGGAACTTCTCCTCCGACTGCTCCACTGCGAAGTTCGTGTATCTTTTGTATACTCGCTTGAACAAACTCATTTCCGGATTGTATGTCAGATACACGTCTTGCGGTCCTCTCGAAAGAAGTTGGACAAATGTTCCCTCGCTGGCTGTTCCCACGGTTCTCTTAGTAAGAGGGGTGTCAATCTTCTCTACCTTTCGAGCAGGTTCGACAGTGCCAGAGGGTGGCGTATACAAAAAATCAAAGCTCATTTCCGTTGGAGACAATGTGGTGTTTTGGAAACATTTCTTGGCCATCCCGACTTCACCAGGGGTGGCAAAACGTATGTATTCTTCATCGTATATATCACCGGTTTCGTTCTTGGACGAATACATTAACTATTATATTGTAATATTTAATATTTAAACTAATAACGTCGTGATAAAAATAATATTACATTATATCAAATGAACAAGGCTTTGGACGACCTCGAGAAGAAATACTCTCTTCCCATCCCTCAACCTCTCCAGAACAACTTCCTGAACAACACTACCAGCTGGTGCAGACTCAACCCTATAGGATGCGGTCGTCAGGCGATGACGGAGACGCTTTTTTTGATAATGACATACTCCGCTGTTATATTTCTCGTCGGGGGTGCCGTTCCTACAGTTGCCAACCTCATAAAATTCAGCGTTATTTTCCTCGTTATGAATGTCGCCGCAAGAATGATATCCGATTCTTTCTCAGACAAACTCGCGATTGCGGCATTGTCTGGCCTTTCATTAAAAGTATTATCACTGCTCGCACCTCGCGTGATAGGATGGTGATTGCCTCTAGTATTACATGTATGAAATGTGCGTTTGTCGATACGCAGATTATCCATATCGACAAATGTTCTATATCTCGAAACTTTTTATATACTTGTTCGATCGTATATCAGCTCGTCTGGACTGCTCGTTTACCAGATGCTAACGCAATTTTGCAAATATGTTCAAGTCTTTCCACATGTTCAAACGCACTCCATGCGTCTCTGGCTACAGCAATAATACCATGTCTATCCATTCCAATTATGTCAAAATCAATTTCGCCCGTCGTTTTATTTAAGTTAAGAGCCTTGACCACAGCTACGCCTAGTTCTTTACTTTTTGGTTGTGTAATAAGAACAGTGGGCCCAACTCTTGTATAATTATTAATTTCAGGGAATTCCTTCGCAAGTATTTGAAGATCCCAGCCAGCAAACAAAGCTGCCACAATATATGTAGGATGTAAATGTAAAACAACTCTATTTTCAGGAACAATACGTTGTAAAAGTGCATGCAATGGCAATTCTCCGCTTACTTCAAGACCAATTAATTTACTTTGATATACATCATCAACTCTTTTCAAATCTAACCATGGTTCATGTGCTGTTTTATACTCATTGTCAAATTTTAGTTTAAATATAAGCTCTGCATTTAAATGTTGTTTACGTACACCAGAAGGTGTTATATACAGATATTCTTCATCTTTTCTTTTATATGACGCGTTACCATCACGTGTAGAAATCCAATTACGTTCATAAGCTGCTTTTAAAACATCACAAATTGTGTCTATCATCTTGTATATTTTATATATAAAAAAATTGAATAATTCACGCAACGTATTTAATCATGCGGTCTTTTTGATAACAAAGCATCAAAATCTTTTGTTTTTTCTTTGCCGTTATATGACCATGCATAACCACGAGATATCATCAATTCGTTAACTGAAGTCGTCGACGAATCCGTGTATATTTGTCCGAGAACCCTTCCGTATTTATCATACGAATCGGTTGATAATGTCTTTACTACGACGGTACTCGCATTTCCTAATACATTTTTGAGATATTCCTTCGCTTCTAATCCGAGTTTTTTCTCGTATAAATCGGTTGTTCTAGATTCGGGACAATCAATTCCATACAGTCTGATTCTCTTGTTCGTGAAAATATCAAAACCTAGGTCGATCACCACATCAATCGTGTCTCCATCTATCACATCATTCACCTTAACTTTATATTCGTACATTTACTTTACATAATATATTTTAATCCTTATTTAGCTTCTTCGTATTGGGTTTGTTGTTCTTCTTATTGTTACCGAGTTTAATAATACCGTTTTCAACAAGTTTCTTTTGGTATTCTTTTAAAGATGATGTGAAGTTACTTGGGCGAAACGTTTCACATTTTCTTTCGCGTATAAGCTTCATTGCTTCGACATATCCAATCTTCTTGATAGTCATCAAATACGCCGCCACGACCGTCGACGATCTGTTTTGCCCGGCGCGACAGTGTACTAGGACGTTTCCCTTATAGCGAGTCACGTCTCGGATAGCAACACTCGAGATTCCAAAATATTTACTCATCTTGTTGGCATCGGACGGGTCGTCATACACG